AATTGCAATGCCTACTGCGGAAGAAAAAACCGAAGGCGGTATTATTAAAGCATCTACAACAGTAAAAGACGAAGAAGTAAGCAATATTTGCGGATTCGTTTTGAAACTTGGACCAGAATGCTATAACGATACTAAAAGATTTCCTAGCGGAAATTGGTGTAAAGCTGGAGATTGGGTAATATTTAGAGCTTATTCAGGTACTCGCATGAAAATGTACGGACAAGAGTTTCGCTTAATTAATGACGATACTGTGGAAGCAGTAGTTGACGATCCAACAGGAGTAGTTAGAGCATGAGTGAAACAGAAATAATAAACGAAGAACCNAATATCCCACAAACTGTACCACAGTCACAAGAGGATAAATTTTTTGGTCAAACAACAGAAATTAATAATGAAATTCCAGAAGGATTAGAAGTTGAAATAATAGATGACACTCCTGAAGAAGATCGCAGACCAAAAAAAGCAGAAGACACATCACCTGAAGTTGATGATGAAGCTGTAGATAAAGAAATATCGGATTACAGTAAAAAGGCTGGTGATCGTATAGCAAAAATTAAATACGAATACCATGAAGAACGCAGAGCCAAAGAAGCTGCTTCAAGAGAATCTAAAGAAGCCGTAGCTAGATTGCAAACTTTAATGTCTGAAAATCAAAAATTACAGACAATGATTGATCAAGGCGGTCAAGTATTAAATAAACAAGCACATAACAATGCTTTGTGGGCAAAACAAAATGCTACAGAAGCTTTTAAGAAAGCTTATGAAGAAGGCAATGCTGATGAAATGAGCAAAGCACAAGAATTATTGTCTAAAGCAACCTTAGCAGAACAACAGTCTTCTAGTATGGCACAAACTGTACAGAGCCAAATTGCAGCTAACATGCCTCAACAAGCACCTATTTTACAAGAACCACAAGTTGATCCTGAAATGCAAGTATGGGCACAAAAAAATCCTTGGTTTATGGGAAGTGAACCTGTGCATAAAGAAATGACTTCTTATGCAATGTATTTAGATCAAAGTTTACAAGCTAAAGGTGTAGACCCAGCTAGTAAATCACAAGAATATTATAATGAAGTTGATAGTGCTATGAAGCTACAATTTCCTACTTTTTTCGGTGTTACTTCTACAAATGAAACAGAAATGCTTCAAGGAGAAACACCAAAACGACAACCTTCAACAGTTGTTGCATCCGCAACGAGGGATAGCGGAAACAAAAAACCCACGCAAATCCGTCTTACTCAGACACAAGTTAAGCTAGCTCGCCAACTTGGTATAAGTCCTGAGCAATACGCAAATCAATTATTAAGGGAGAGTTAAATGTCAGAAGAAAATAACAATATTGAGGAAGTTTCAACTGATACTCCTACAGACCAAGAGCGTACTCCTAGAGAGACAGATAGCCGAGAAGCTACTCAGCATGAACATAGCTGGGAAAATGCTGCTAATTTACCAACACCTAACCCACAGGAAGGCTGGGTATATAGGTACATCAGAACAGCCTTATTAGGTCAAGCTGATAATCCTAATGTATCAAGACGTTTTCGTGAAGGGTGGATTCCATGTGAACTACAAGATCATCCAGAACTTCAAATACACATGATGGACCACGGATCAGAATGGGCAAAAAAAGGAAATATAGAAATTGGCGGTCAATTATTATGTAAAATGCCTGCGGAAAAAGCGAAAGCTAGAGATAAGCACTTTGAAGAACTTGCTAAATCTCAATTAGATTCTGTAGACAATGTATATTTTAAAGATCAAGATAATCGAATGGCGACCAAACAAGTGTTTGAACGCAAATCGAGAACTTCTTTTGGCAAAGATTCTTAGGAATCTTTAATAATTAATTAAATTTTAAGGAGACAATTATGTCAACAACAGCAGCTCCCTATGGGAGCAGACCTATTGGTACAGTCGTTGGAAGTCCTTATCAAGGTAAAGTTACACATTACAAAATTAAAAATGCGTATGCTACAAGCATATTCTATGGCGATGTTGTAAAGTGGGGTGATGATAATCCTGGAACCACTATTCAAAAAGATACTGGTACTGCGACTCTAACACCTATTGGAATTTTCCTTGGTTGTGCTTACACTGACCCTACAACTGGTCAATTCACACCAAATCAATATTTCCCAGCTTCAACGGCTGCGGATGATATTGTTGCTTATGTTGCTACCGACCCTTTTGTAATAATGCAAATGCAAGGTGACGAAACTCTTGGACAAGATGACTTGGGCAAGAATTTTGCTATTGTGCAAACAGCAGGTACTACAACTATTGGTAACAGCAAAAATTCAGTAGACGGGAGTTCAGCAAATACTACCGCCACACTACCACTAAAGCTCATCGACTTTGTTGATGGACCTGATAGTGCAGTTGGCGATACTTATACTGATGTACTCGTAATGTTTAACGTAGGGCATCAACTGCTCAACACAACAGGAATAGGTTAAGGAGTAAATTATGGCAGCTATATCAAGAGCAAATGAGCTAAAACAACTCCTACCAGGACTTAATGCCCTGTTTGGAGAAGAATACGCTAATTACGAAAACGAGCATGAAGAAATTTATGTTTCAGAAAATTCCGAAAGATCATTTGAGGAAGAACTGAAACTATCTGGCTTCGGTGCAGCACCAGTAAAAGATGAAGGATCGACTATCAGTTATGATACCGCTCAAGAATCTTTTGTGGCTCGTTACACACACGAAACAATAGCTATGGGCTATTCAATCACAGAAGAAGCAATGGAGGATAACCTCTACGTTTCTCTCTCTGGTAGATATACTAAAGCGTTGGCTCGTGCAATGGCTTACACAAAACAAGTTAAAGGTGCATATCCACTTAATAATGGATTCAGCACAACTTTTTCTTCAGGTGATGGTGTCGCTTTATTTAGCACAGCTCACCCACTTGTAAGTGGTGGCACTAACAGCAACAGACCTTCTGCAGGTGCTGACTTGAATGAAACATCTTTAGAAGATGCGATTATTCAAATTGGAAAATACACCGATGAAAGAGGTCTTAAAATTGCAGCTAGAGCAAGAAAACTAATAGTACCATCTGATCTTCAGTTTGTTGCTACTAGACTATTGCAAAGTGACTATAAAGTCGGTTCTGCTGACAATGATGTCAACGCAATCAAAACTAATGGAGTGATTCCAGAAGGTTATTCAGTTAATCATTATTTAACTGATACTAATGCTTTCTTCATCACTACTGACGTACCTGATGGCATGAAACATTTTGTTAGAAGTCCTATGACTACTGCAATGGATGGTGACTTTGAAACTGGTAATGTTAGATACAAAGCTAGAGAAAGATATTCTTTTGGAGTATCTGATCCACTTGGTATCTATGGATCACCAGGTAGTTCGTAAGAACTAAAATGAGAGGGGTGACTATGTTGCCCCTTTTTTTTCTAGGGATTTTATTAATTTCTATTGACTGCCCTAGCAGACTTTGCCAAGACAATAGATTAATTAAGGAGACTTAATAATGGCTAATACAACTTTTAATGGACCAGTCAGGTCCGAAGGTGGTTTTGAACAAATTTCAATAGCTTCCTCAACAGGTGCAGTAACCACAAATCTTGATGTTGATTCAAGCGGTAATATAACCACAACAGGTTATGTTTCTGCTTATTCTAATATCAGTAGCATTACAAGTGCTACACACAGCGTTGAGTCAACCGACTCAGGTACTGTTTACACTTTAAACAGAGCAGCAGGTATTGTAGTAACACTACCTACCGCAGCAGCAGGTTTAAATTACACTTTTATAGTGGGTACAACTTTTACAGGTGCAGGACAAATTAATACAGACAATTCCAGTGATTTATTCTCTGGATTTGCACAAATATTTGATCCAGCAACCGCAGGAGATACAAATACTTTTATTCCTGATGCTAGTGATGATGACACTATTGATTTAGGGTCAGCAGCACAGGGTTGGGCAGTAGGCGGAATAATTCGTTTAAAAGCAACCTCAGCAGCAGTATGGCATTGTGAAGCATTCCTACACGGGGATGGTACTTTAGCAACTCCATTCGAGTAAGGGAGTAATTTATGTCAGGAAGATCAGATGTTAAAGCAGTTACAATAACTGCTGATACAGTAGCATTAGATGCCGATGGTATATCAGTAGCAGCAGCAGTTGGAAATAACGCAGCACTTGTAATAGGTGGTGCGTTGGCTTCTGGCGGTTCTGTTACACTCAGTCATGGAAGAATAGTTACTATTCTTTCTGCTGGGGATGATTCTGGCATATCGTTTACTGTAGTTGGTACTGATGTTGATGGGGATTCTCAAACAGAGTCCATAACAGGTGCTAATGCAGGAACAGCTACTGGAGCGGTTTACTTTTTAACTATTGCTTCAATAACTGCTGTGGGAGACCCAGCAGGTAATGTTTCAGCAGGAGTAAATGGTTCAGCAGCAGATGTTATATTTGCTGGTAGATCAAGGTTAAAAGGTATTTATTTAACAAGTACAGGA